ACACTCTGACGGCAGCGGCATCGATGCTGGGATGCGATGTTGGACTGCTCAAGTCTCTTCGTGCTGGAGGCTCCACAGCCTTCGTGCATGGTCGAGTCAACCTTGAGCAGGTCAAGGTTGAGCTGGCTGCAATGCCACCACCAGACACATCCAAAGGACTGGAGGACAAGCAGACTCTCGAGCGACGCAAGCTGAGAGCGCAGTATCTCAAGGAGGAGTATCGGCTGGAAGTGGCTCAGCGCAAACACATTCCCATCGAAGAAGTCCATGCCGATATGATCCGCATCGGCAACGCGACGCGAGCCGAGTGTCTGCGCCTATTGGCTGACGCTCCAGGCTGGGTCGGTCTCGACGAGTCAGCGATCAGTCAGCGAGTGACCGACTGGATGACAACGCTTTGCACGACGCTGTCAGACGACATGAGCAAGCTATACAAATGACCAGCACGCTACAGGCATGGTGCTCCGCTTGGACTCCGCAAGACACTCGCTCCGTCAGCGATTGGGCCAGCGATCATGTGACGATCCCAGGCTCAGCTCGCGCTCGCAAATTCGATCCGGCATCCAGTCCTTGGCTGCTCGAGCCACTGCAATATTTTGGCGACAATCGAGTGCGAGAGCAGGTGCTGATCATGCCGACTGGCGCAGGCAAGACCACGGTGTTTGACGTCTGCATTCCGCATGCGATCGCGGAGAATCCCGGCAGTATCCTGCTCGCAATGCAGACCGATCCTGATGCGCGAGAGCACATGGAGGATCGCTTGATGCCGATCCTTAAAGCCTGTCTGCCATTGGATCCGATGCTGTCCACGATCAACCGACACGCCGCTAGAAAGGACGCGATTATCTTTCCGCACATGAGCTTGTACTGTGGAGGAGCCAACAAGAATAACTTCCAGCGCAAGTCGGTCCGCTATGTGTTTTTGGACGAGGCTTGGCTGATCAAGCACGGCCTCATCGAGGAGGCCAGAGCACGGACGCACAACAGATGGAACAGTCGTGTGGTCATCGTCTCGCAGGGTGGAAGCGAGCACATCATCCTTGGCAATGAGCGACGATCGACTGAGTTGCACGAGGCATGGATGCGGACTGATCGCCGGGAGCTGGCGATGGTCTGTCCTGATTGTCAGGCACTTAGGGTATGGTCATGGAAGCATCTGATCTACGACAATCCCGATGGCGAGATCGATGAGCGAGCAGTCAGCGAGTCGGCACGATACCGGTGTCCTGAGTGCCTGACAGAGTTTGCTGATCGACCAGACATCAGGCGACAACTCTCATCGACAAGCACTTACATCGCAACGAATCCCGGAGCCTTACGAGGTCACCACGGCTGGCATGCGCCAGCGATGGCGATGAGCCACGAGCGATGGGGCGACCTCGCACTAGGCTGGGTCAGAGCACAGGCAGCGATGCGGACCGGAGACATCGAGCCACTCAGGATCTTCGTGACCAAACGCTTAGCTGAGTTTTGGAAAGAGGCCGACGATGCTCCTGACATCGTGCTCGGTGGCAGTGGCTACACGATAGGCGATTACATGGCCGGTGAGCTGATCGACAACGAGGCGCATCGGTTCTGCGCGATCGATCGTCAGCGCGATCATTTCTGGGTCGCAGTCCGTGCGTACCGGCACGACGGATCTTCGCGACTGCTGCACTTTGGCAAGGTGCTTACGATCGAGTCTGTTAGGGATGTGCAGACTAGGTACAAGGTGATCGACGATTTCACGGTCGAGGATGCCGGACACATGCCGACAGAGGTCTACGCTGACTGCGCTCGCTTCGGTTGGATCGCCTTCTTCGGTGACAGCGTCGATGGCTACGAGCATCTGCGCCGAGGCGGTCAGCCTGTCAAAAAATTCTTCTCGCCGATCAAGAAAGCGATGTCGCCGAGTGGCAAGATCGTCCGCTATTTGCGATGGAGTAACGAGAAGGTCAAAGACATCCTGTTCAATCTCTTAGCGAGACGAGGCGCAGCCTTCGACGCGCCAGACGACATCGATGATCTCGCTCAGAAAGAGGCTGAGCGATACTCGCAACAGATCCGATCCGAGGTCAAAAGAGATGTCGTCAACGCCACGACGAAGGCCATCGCTCAGCGATATGTCAAGACGCGCAGGCACAATCACGCTGTCGATTGCGAGGCCATGACGCTGGTGCTCGCGCTGATCAAGGGTTTGGTCGGTCAGTCGATTGAGACTGCCGAGTGAGTGTCAACCTGCGTTGACAGCATCGCAAAGACATGCAAGCCAACATCGACGAACTCATTCCCAGCCTAGTGCGCTGGGGCTCACACAACGGACTGGCCGCGCTCGAGCAACTAGCGATGGGCCAGTGGGATAAGCTGATCACGAGCAATGGTCGGCAGATGATTTCGTCGAGCGTCAACGGTCAGTCATTCACCTACTCGTTCGCGCCTGGGCTCGATGTCAGCACGATCATCGCTGCTGCCGATCAAGCCTACAGGCTGACCTACGCGCTCAACGAGACAGGTCAGCTATCAGCCTATTTGACCACTCCTCGCATGCGTCGCACCTACGCGATTTTCAACACCGGAGTCTCCGCTTTTTAATATGTCTGCATCTCCAATCATCGACATCTACGGCAACCCGATCACCACTCGGCTGATCAACGGGGCAGAGCAAAACTCGTCAGCACGACCAGCGATGCGGACTCGCGTCGAGTCGATTAAAGAGGCTGTGCCAATGACCGACTGGCGCGTGATCTTGAGCGTCTCGCGCAGGCTATTTGCAAACAACGGCATCATCCAAGGTGCTCTATCGCAGAAGGCTATGCACGCCGTCGGGTGCGCTTGGAATCCTGTCTTCCTCGGCGCGGATCGTGCATGGGGCGTGGAGGCATCGCGCTGGCTCGAGGAGGAGTGGTTCCCAACCTGCAATGTGCGCGGCGAGGTCTACGACTTTCGCACGATGATTTATCTGAGCTCGATCAACATCGACAGAGACGGCGATGAGGCGGAAATCCTGACCGAGACGCAAGACGGATATCCGCAAATCCAGACCATCGCTGCTGACAGAATTGGCGATCGCGGAAATTACAATAACAAGGTGCAGAGTGGTCCGTACAAGGGCATGAACATCAGCATGGGATGCATCACAAACGAGTATGGCAGGACGGTCGCCTACCGTGTTCTCGGAGAGACCGAGCTAGATGACAGGGATGTTTCCGCTCGTGATGTCGTGTTTAATTTTGACCCGCTTTACGCTGACCAACTCAGAGGATTCCCGATCTTTTCTCATGCGCTAAACGACTGGCGCGACGCTGACCAGAGTCAGTACTGGGAGCAACTTGCACAGCTCATCGCATCGAGCATCGGCATCATCGAACAGAACGAGACTGGCAGTGCTGACACCAGCGATCCCGGCTTCACCTTGGGAGGAGTAAACAACGAGATCCGAGAGACTTCCACCGAGACGATGATGGGTGGTATGGTCCGCTATTTCAAGGCTGGCACAGGATCAAAGCTCGAGTCGTTCCAGTCTAATCGTCCCGGTGATGTCTGGGATTCTTTTCAAGATCGGATCGCACGCAAAGCACTCGGTCCAGTCTGGCCGTACAGCCTGTGCTGGAAGCCAGATGGGATGAACGGCACGCAGGAAAGATCGACCATCGAAAACGCTCGCAACCTGATCGAAGACAGGCAGGAACTGCTCAAGCCACGGGCCAAGCGCAAGGTCGGCTACGCGATCAGCAAAGCTATCAAACTCGGTCTGATCCCGCCTTACACCGGACCTGACAAGGGCGGATTCCTTAAATGGGGATTCACGATGCCAGCAAAATTCTCCATCGATCACGGACGCGAGGACATGCAGTGGCGCGAAAACTACAAGATCGGCGCAGAGAATTTGTCGAGCTATCTCGAGCGGTCTGGCGGCATGACATTCGAGCAACACCAGACACAACGCACCGACGAGCTGGCCGACATCATCGCTCGTGCTCAAGAACTTAGCGATCGCACCGCTGTCCCATTCGATACTTGCTTGTCGCTGTTCACACAACGCACCAGCGTCGGCAATGTCCCTGGTGGCCGATTCGGATCGGAGTTGCCGACGACCGATCAGCCTCTACCGTAATGGCTATTCCACCAAAATACATGAGCGACGCAGCCACTCTCGGGCTCGACTATTACCGAGCTGGCAAAGGCGGTGCCGGGCTCACAGATCAGACGCTGGCCGACGCTCGGCTAATGGCTAAAGGCACTATCACCGACGACAAGATTCTTCGCGCAAATGCTTGGCAGTTAAGGCATGCCAGCGATCTTGACGCTCCGCAGAATCACAATGCCAATGATCCTGACTACCCGGGAGCCGGTGCTGTGGCGCATCTGCTCTGGGGAATCAATCCACTCGATCCGCAGCCAGCTCGAGACTGGTTTCTTAAGGAGACAATCCGCATCAACAAGACCAAAAATATGAGCGCAAAACCATACAAGCTATCCATCCAGCAACTCGGCAAAGTCTATCCAGATCAGGCTCTGATCATGGGCGTGTCAGTCATTACCGAAGGCGACGCGCTGGGTCACGGAGTGATGATTGACGCGATGAGTCTGGCGACGATCAAGGAGCACGCGATGATGAAA